TAACAAGACTTCCGTTTGAATAATTAAAAAATCTTAATCTACCTGCATTTGTATTCCCACTATAGTCGTCGCCGGCAGAGTGTACAACAAAATGACTACCTGCATGAGCACAAGAACCAAAAGCAAAACTACTTGTTTGCCCTGATGCATAAATGAATCCGTTTTTGAAATTGCTTGTAGCTCCGGTTGTTTTGGATGCTTGATATTGTATGCCTACGTCTAGATATGAGGTAGAGCCTGCTGTGTAATCAAATGTTGTGTTACCTATGACTGCATTTGCCGCATCTTGGCTTATACTAGCCTGATACATACCAGCTGACTCGTTATTCACTGTGGTACTTAATGTAAGTGTATTGTAAGGAGCAGTTTGCGAAACTCTATAAATTTTTGCATGGTTGTTTGATTGGCTGTAATTATTTTGGTTATCATAGTCATCAAAAGCCATGATTAGCCAATTTCTATCAGCATCTATCCAGTTGTCATTTGCGAATCCCATTACATTACCTCCGTAGGTAACGGTCTGGTTACTTGAAAATAAACTAATTGTTTGGGTTAAAGTATAGCTGGCAAAATTATCAGTAGAGTAATACACCATCATTTTAGGTTCAAAATATCCTGAGGTATTTTTAAATCTTGGAGCAGTAACACACAATAGTTTTCCGCCATAATCGTTTTCCAATAGTACTGCATCATTTCCAAATCTATATGCTTGATCGTCATAAGGACTTTTTATTGCATTTACCATGGCTTGTGTTGCTCTATTGTAGATGTAAACTGCTCCTACACCGGAAAAAGCCGGTGTAGCAGTTGAATTATGTAAAGGATCACATACAACTACTATATCATTATCTCCAGTAAGAGTATATCCCCAAGCACCAGATTGTCCTGCTACAACTCCAAAATAAGTATTGCCGTATGTAGGTTCATCTATTGTTCCTACAAGGCTTGATCCAGGTACTCTTGGTGTTAGGCTAGTATCGTTAATAGTTGCTGTTGCTGATCTATTATTGGTCGGATTACCATTCATATCTTCGTCATTCAATGTAATAGTAAGAGTTTCTGCTCCTTCTGTAGTTAGATCTTCAAGGATAACAGTTTTATTTCCGTCATAAGGTGGTCCTTCATATGTGTTACCGTCTAACAAATATAACATTCCATATGTGTTATCTAAATCGCCCGATCCATTACTTGTGGTTGCAGTATAGCCAACTTGTACTGCTTTGTCTGTGTTGTTTGTATAATTCACTGTGATAGTAACAGTTTCACCTTCATTGTAATTTGTTTTATCTAAACTTATGCTATTGTAAACAGTAGCAGGGTAATTGTCAACAATGCTTACATTCTGACTTTGTAATCCATCAGTTTCAAATCCTACACTATCAGTTGCCGCTAGTTGTAATCTGAATATCTCTGTACCTTCTGTTGCCCAATCTCCTGTTGGTTGCATACTAACAGTAGCAGTTCCGTCACTTTGAATTGTGAATAAAGTATCTCTGTTGATAAAGTCATCCGCAGTTACAGTTCCTTGGATATTACTAAAAGTATATCCTACAGTAGTTCCTGCTGGAACATCGCTAGTTGTAAGTGTAAATGTTATGATCTCGCTTGATACTGTAAATGGCCATTCAGTAGCTGATGTCTTATTTGCTACAAGTGTATCATATGTTCCTGTTACTACATTTTCATTTGCTGTACGAGTGCTAGGGAATTGTCTACTATTACCCGGATATATAATCCTTACACTGCCTGGCGCACCACGAGATGCATTACCCTGTGACGGATTACCTGTATAGTAAGTGCCACCGCCACCGCCACCTAAGGCTCCGCCTATGCCATTTTGTCCTTCTTCTCCACCAGAACCGCCACCGCCATCATTATTGTAATTACCGCCAACACCGTTGGTTCCTTGACCTTTGTTTTGTATTCCGCCACCGCCGACTTGTCCAGGGCTTTGAGAACATGATCCTCCACCACCTCCGCCACCGCCGGAACCATTTCCGCCAGCATTGAAAGAACTACCATTTTGTCCGGCACCACCGTTTCCGCTATATCCGGCAGCGCCGCCACCGCCTCCACCGCGTGAATAGTTTTGGCCTGTGCCTCCAGCGCCACCGGCGTATCTAGTTCCTACACCTTCAGATCCTCCACCTGCACCGCCTGTATTACTTGCTGTGCCTGGACCGCCGCCATCTACAGCGCATAGATAGGTAGCTCCTCTACGTATATGGCTGTCTCCACCCGAACCACCATCATTACCTCTAGTTCCTGCGGCGCCAGCACCGCCTGCTTGTATAGTTAATGTTTCTCCTGGAGTGACAGAAACGTTGTTTGCATATGATAGGCCGCCACCACCGCCGCCGCCTCCGGCTGGTCCAAAACTGGCCGCACATCCGCCACCACCGCCACCACCGCTGATGCATAACATGCTAACACTTGTAACACCTTCTGGAACGGTCCAAGTGGTTGATAAATTACCTGTTGTTAGTCCTGTCCATTCTGCTTGTCCTGTTACAGGTGTTAATGAAGTATCACCTATTGTTACTGTAGGAGATTCTAAATCTCCTGTTGAAGTGCCGTTGCTGTCTGTAGCCGCTAGTACACATTTATAAGATTCTGCACCTTCTGTAATTTCATCTTGAGATAATGTTATTGTAAAGTCTTGCGATTGTGTTATAGGATTACTTGCCCCAGTCCAGGTTACTGTTTTTGTTACTCCAGAAGGTGTGAAATCATTTGCCGCTACTGTGCCTGTGACTCCAACAAGATTTACATCTATTGTTGTGTTTTGAGCAATGTTTCTCCCTGTAATTCTAAAAGTTGATGTACCACCTTCGTTAACTGATGTTGCCGTTTGTAATGTTAAGTTTGTATATGTAGGAGTTGTATCTACACTACTGTCAACAATGGTCACACTTACGTCATCCGCACCATTGTTAAGAGATAGTGTAAATGTTTCATCACCTTCTCCTAGTGTTACGTCTTCACTAGTGTTCACCGTTAAACTAGCGGCATTGTTATTAACAGTAAAACTTCCCGTTAGAGAAGCACCTTCTATGTCTGCGCTTGATACACCTGTAATTGTGTATGCTACACCAACTCCGTCTTGTACGTCTGTGGTTGTAAGATTAACAGTAAAACTAGTGCCTTCGTTTACAGATGATGCACTAGCACTAACAGTATATGTTGGATCGAGGCTTGTATCATTAATAGTTACAGTAATGCTATCTTCGCCATTATCGAGTGCAAGATTAAATGTTTCAAAATTTTCTGTGGTTGCGTCCGCTGTGACATTAAACGTTACTGTGTCTGTTGTACCAGTAACGAAAGAGCCGGTTAAACTTACTCCGCCTATATCAGCACTGGAAACTCCTGTAATTGTGTAGGGCACTGTGGTGCCTGTGGCAACGTTAGCAGTAACCAAAGTTATATCAAAAGTTTCACCTTCGTTTGCAAACTGTGTGCTTCTGTTGAGGATATATGTAGGAACACTTGGTGTTGTACTTGTATCATTAATAATAACGCCATTAGGAGTTACGGTTAGTGTTTGAGGACCGTTATCAGGGTGCGTGTAGCTATAACTAAAAGTTAATCTTAATTCCTCTGAACCTTCTGTAGTCAAATCCTCATTTACTGTGATAAACAAATTTGCTTTATCGTCTGTAGGCGAAATAGTGCCACTCAATGAACTTAAACTTATATCTGCGACACTTACAGAATTAGTGTTGGCAGCACTATAGTTTATGGTTGCTCCGTCGGGTATTCCGGTTGTAAGAATTTGTATTTGTATAGTAGCGCCTTCATTTACAGGACCTGTAGTAGTATCACCGCCCACTACCATAGTAGGATCTACAAATGCGGCCACACTTGGTCCTTTTCCTATTCCTGCTACTTGTGTAAGACGTGGCATGTTAACTTCCTATTGATATGTTCGAAGGACCTGTAAGTGTCCACGGATTTTCCTGATTGTACTTGCTGTATAAAAATTGTCGTGTTTGCCCTAGCAATGTATTTTCAACATCGTCATAATCTGTGTCTGAACCTGTTGTCGCCATAGCATTTTGTGTGTCGCCAAGTATACGTTGTTGTAATTGTTCAGGTGATAAATCAGGAAATACTTGTAGATGTAAACAACACACACCTGCTACCTGCGGTGTCGCCATTGATGTTCCTGATATAGACATTTGGAAATGATTGCTATCGCCAAAATATTCTATTGGGCTAAACTTAGTATTATCATAATTTCTGCTAGTGCCGGCCATTATATTACTACCTGGTGCCCAAATGGTACATCCTGGACCTCTACTTGAAAATACACTTGGCTTCTCTTCGTTAGATGCATTTACAAAACTGTCTACACTTGCAACCATGAACGCTCTTGTACTGTAAGGTGAACTTCCTTGATGATAACTTACATTACCTCCAAAGTTAACTACGTTTGCATAGTCACTGCCTGCACCGCTATCAATTTTTTGATAATTATTACCTGCGGCAATGCAAACATGAATACCATCGTCTATCATGTCCTCTATTTCTGCATCAACACTAGGAATTCTTATACTTAATCTAACCGCAACAGGAATACCTCCAGACGTAATCCTATTTCTAGGAACACCTGTGGCTGCTTCTAAATCTGCCCTAGTTGTGTAATCAACACCATAGGTCCACGCAGTTCCTCTATAAGTTCCATCTGTAGGATCGCCAAATCGTGTTGTTCCGTAGCCCCAACTCATGTTTATAACTGTAGGCCTTTTGAATCCTGTAGCAGGATCTACTGCTTTATTGTTATGCCATATCCTTATTGTATCAAATGCATTTGCAATACTAATACCACTGTTAGGATCGCCTGCACCTTCTAGTCCTGCTAGTTTTTGGGAGTATACTCTTGCATTTTTACCCCAACCAAAAGTTTTACCTACTGCTGTACTTGCACAGTGAGTGCCGTGACCATCATAGTCTGTGTAAAAATTATCATCCTGTGATTCGCCGCCTATACCACTACCTGCAAACCAGTCAATTTGCTGAACACGGCTAACACCATTTGCATCTTGGAATTCAGGTTGGTCGGGATCTATACCGCTATCTTGCACAACAAAGTCTACACCGGTTCCATCTAATGGATATGTGTAATCACCTGGCAATGTAACAGTATCGGCAAAAATATTAGTTGTTTCTATGCATCGACGGAGAGCCCAGTTTACGTGACTATTGTCTGTACTTAAAGCTCTATACCAAACATCTGACTGGCTTGCATTAAGCCCAATTTCAATGTCATCTCTTTGGTCGACGGGTATTTCAACTGATAATACACGTTCATCGTTTGCAAGTTCTTGTGCTTCTTCGTCTGTGAGCATCCAATGGGTCATACGTTTTGATCCCCATCTAGGATTTGCTACTTCTACTGCTCTGTTTGGAATTGGTCCTGCACCTGTTTCAGCGGCAAGCTCTGCGTCAAATGCTTCTAAATCTATACCTCTATGTACAACAACCACATATTCTTTTTCATTAGCCATATGTTGTTAAACTCCCTAACACGCTCCATGAACCGCCTGTACGTACAAGTGTAAAGACAACAACATCTGTTTGGTTTGCATTAGGTGTCGGTGCAGATGCATCTTCCCAGTTTATAGTTTGAGCGGCTCCGTTGATTTGAACGGCATTAGGAAGAAATGGTGATGCACCTTGATTTAATATCAATGCTACAGAAATAGTTCTGTCGTTTGTTGTAGGTACATTTGTAAAGTTAGCAGTAAAGTTAGCGGCAATACTTGTGTGATTCCATACACTGCCTGAATTCAAACTATGATCTACTGTTGACGTTGCACCAGTCAGTGTGTTTATTATTTCGCTTGATCTTGCTATTCCAGAAAGGAACACGCCGTCTGTTGCTGACAATGTTAAACTTGTTGAACTTGTAAAGTTTGTAACGCCTACACCATTTGTAATTACACTAGGTGCAGATACACTTGTTGTTGCAGTAATTTCATCAAACGTCACATCGTCAGTGGTGTTTAATGATTGATCATATGCTTGGCCACCGCCTCCACCATCTTGAAATGTAAAATTGCCTGCACCATCTGTGGTTAAAACCTGGTTTGCAGTTCCGTCTGAAATACCTAAATCAGTAAGTGTTGCAGGTATAGTCGGTTTGTTTTGGATGTCATTCCATTCGCCAGTACTAGCAACTGTTGCAAAAGTAGGTATACCTACTAAGTCTCCATACACTCCACTAAACACATTCCCTGCTACAGGTTGCACCCATTGTTGACTATCTCCGTCATCTACATAAACATACAAATAACCTGTTGCACTATTATACCAAAGAGCACCTGCACTAGGTTCTGCTGGTGCTGTGTCACTAGATGTAATACTTGCACTGCCTCCGGCACCGCTTCCTGAACCAGGCATACCAACGGTTATTACATTTCCCATTCCTACATGGTTTGTACAATGATAATACAATGTTGTAGGTGTTTGTGTGGTAATTGTAATTTGGATTGCTCTAGTTGTTGCACTTGTGAATTTGTTGTAATATGTATTACTGTCTACTTCTGAATCGTCTAACAAATAAATTACGTTATCTGTATAAGCTACAGTATTATTTTGATCAGCACTAAAATTAATTGGATGAGGATTTAATGTTCCTCCTTGTTGATTAGGATAAAATAAATTTGTATAATGAGTTTGATCAAACCTATATGTATATCCTACAACAAATGTTAATTCAGGAGCAAAGGCAGTTTCGTCAGTATTGAAAAAATATTTGTTTGAAATACCATCGTTACCTACGTAAGTCAAATATTTTACAGTTGCAACTTCTAAGTTTGCTGTGTTAATTCTTAAACGTTCTTCGCTTACAACTTCAAACCCGCCACGTTGCAATCCGTTGTATACACGAAGTGTTTTGGTTTCTTTTTCGTAGAACAGCTCACCACTAGCACCTGTATTCCTGTCCAAAAAGTCAGTTGGACGAGGTACTAGTCTAATTCTATCGAATACGGGAGCTACTGGAAATGCCATAGGTTATCCTTAACCTAAAATACCGTGTGCGGTAAATGCTGTAATTACACCTGGCTCGAACTTATGATCTTGATCAGTGTTTGTTGAAAGTGTGACACTGCCTTGTGATTTTGTAGGATCAATAGATTGAGCATATCTATCAGCAATCATTTCATCTGTTTGATCAATTTCATACCCAATTTCTACTACTATTGCACCTGCATGATTTGCCGCAAATTCATTTGCTTTTGCTTCATCTGGGAATTTTCTAATTTCTTCGTAACCGTCACCATCAGGATCCCATGTATGATAAAGCATTACGTTTTCCCTTGTAGGATGCGGTTTTTTAACTGCGTATGGCATATATTTTTCTCCTATTAAAGCTGGCTTGCAAAATCAGCTAAATCGTCAAATATATAGGTTTTCTTTCGAATGTCCCTATATGTATACTTATTTAGCTGTTTTTCTGTTTCAAGTCCATATCCGGTTCTAACTAAGACAGGCCTTGCTCCTACTTTAATAGCGGCACGTAGATCACTCATTTTATCACCAACAAAGAATCCTTGTGACCACTTTACTCCAGGAATTTCTTTTGCACATCTTTTAAACATACCTGCATTTGGTTTTGCATACATATCGTTTTTCTGACTGCTTTCGCTGTAGTAGATTCCTTCAATACTCGGACAACCTGCTTGCCCGAATAGGTCTAACATGTGTTCATGTACGTTTTCTACATGTTCGTTAGTCATTAGGCCTTTTGCTATACCTCCTTGATTAGTTAGGATAACAATACGATGCCCTAATCTTCTCATGTGTGCTATTGCTTCAAGGCTACCGTCAATTGCTTCAAACTGACTAGGTGAAGTCACATATGTGCCGATGTCTTTGTTAATTACTCCGTCTCTGTCTAATCCTATCACACATTTTGTAGGAATTGCAGGAGCCGCATTTGCAACCTTATACTTATCTATCATATGTATACCAACCTGTTATGATATACTTAACACCTTTATAGATAGGATTGCCTCTGTGAGGATACATATAACTTGTTGGAAAGATGACTAGCTTACCTGTTTCTGGTTTAAGTTTTACTCCTTGATATAGGAATTCTGTTTCGCCGCCTTCTTCTACATCATTTAGATACAACATGTAATTCATTACTCTTGAACAGGAACCAATATCAGCGGCTTCAGCATGCCAAGCGTGATATCCTTGATGTGGTTTTGATTTTTGTATACTCATGCCTTTAGGACTATGTTGCTCACTGTTCTTTAACATTTGATATTTTTCCATATAGGCTGTTGTATAAACTTCATGTAATCTTTTGTAGAAATAATCACATAATTTGAAATCATAGTGATATTGATTTTGTGTATGAGCCCAATCAAATACAATACGTTCATCTTGATTCACTTCAAGTTTGTCTTGTTTGTATGTTACTGCATTTCTGGCCATTACTTCGAAGTGTTTGATTATTTCTTCACAATATTCTTTTTCGTAAGCAAGCGGATATTCTTCTATTCCGTTGTAGTCGTCTTTCATTGTATATCCTTTACATAAGATATATAGTCTGTAGCAATCTTCTCGTGAACGTGTTTTGAGTAATGTTCGCCGTCGAGAGTGTCATTCTTATGATTTTTATTGTATTTTTTATCTAAAAAACTAATTGCATCTTGGTTGCAAAATTTTGTATTACGCAATTCTGTATAAAAATTAGTTGATTCCTTAGGAATATAACATCTATCATTTATATTCCATACGTACAAAGGAACATTATTATAATGACATAGCATATCGCACAATGCCATATCCTTAAAATAGTCCTGTTGTATAAGATGTGTATTTTGATAATGCCACATTTGCATGTACATGTGTGAACTACGCCTTGTGTCTGGTTCTGAAATCCAAGGTATTGTATCTTTGTTATATTTAAAAATTTCCCAGTCTTGAGGTTGTGGTTTAATATAATGCTCTAAGTATTTGTTATCTATGCTTAAACTTATACTCCATCTATCTATATTTTCATCACAGTTATCTTTTTGCAAAAAGAAATCTAAAGGAAAAATATCTTTTTCATCTAAATCAGGATTTATAACTATAGGAAATCTCCCCCAATAAGTGCTTTGTATGAATACTTCATCTATATCATTATATGTCTTGAATGCATGTGCTAGAAATCTTGGAAAGGCACTGTTACCTGCACCTGCACTAGCCATAATAATTACATCTTTATGAAATTCTTTACTATAAATTTCTGCGTAATTATTTTCGCCCCATACATTAGGTTTTTTATCTTCAGCAACTATAAAACCACTATAGCCCATAGTATGACTGCATCCAATAAAAAGTGTTTTAGACATTTTGACTATCTCCTTTTTCTACCCTATAATTATCTTCCACACTATCAGGTGTGCTTACTTCTACAATAGTACCTTCTTCTAAACACAGCAATTGGTGTGGTAGCATAGGTGGATTATGCCATGTATCTCCTTTTTTCAAAGAAGTAGCATTTACATCAGCAGTTTTTGTATCAATAGTTTTTACTACAAATTTACCACTTAACACATACCAAGTTTCATCTTTGTCTTTGTGCAGATGCATACTGAATTTTGCACCTGTATGGAAGTTTAATAATTTGCCACAATACAAATCATTAGTAGCAAATATAGTTTCGCTACCCCATCCTTTTTCTACTTCACCCTTGAGTTTTGTCATCTGCTATCTCTATTTTAAAGTTTGCGGCAATAGTTGCCCTACGTTTATCTGTTTTATTAGGCAGTACATAATGTGGTATCCAACTAGGAAATAGTATTAATTTGCCTGGTTGTAGTTCTGGAATAAAACGTTGATATTGCCATTGATTAAAAATTCTTTCAGTACCGGATGATTGGACTATGTTGTAGTTAGGACAATCTAGTACTAATTCTCCGCCTATGTCTTCTCCATCGGGTAATTCTAAGATATAAACAGCACTAATAGTTCTACCAGGAAATGCATGATCGTGTATTTCTTGATAGTCATGTTGTTTGTAAATATTAACCCAGAATTCTTCACAAGATATATTAAAAGGAACCACAGGCATCATATCATCAAAATGCTGTTGTGTATAAGGTCTTATATTTTCAAACCAAGTTTGCCAAGGAAATGTATCATTCTTATTATTTCTAATACTACTTTTACATCTACCATATATCCAGGGTTCGTCAAAGTTAGATTCGTCATCTAAATAAGGCAAAAACTCTTTATATATTTCATCGTGTTTTTCAACTTGTGCTTCATAAACCCAAGTAGGCCATAATCCTAATGTTTTTCCATTTGCAATCATCCTTCCCATCCTCCAGCGGGTTGGTCTTTTACATTGAAAAAGAACACTTGTGTTAGTCTTCCTGTGCGTTTACAATTACCAAATCCTGATAACAGACTCCTGTGAAGTATATCTCCTCTATACAATATAAGTCTATTGTATATATTTCCTATAGCATCTACTAATTCAAATTCCTGTTCTTTTACTTCTTTATATAATCCTGTGCCTGCTTCTATAGGAGCATCTGGATTAAGATACAAAACACCTGCCCACATGCTAGGATCTTTATGAATCCAAGTTTCAGCACCTTCGTAGCACAACTGCCAGCAAAAACTATCCATCAAAAATTCTGTAATTTTTACGCCCATTATATCTTCAAATCTTGTTTTGCAATACATCTGATAATCGTCATCTGCCGCAAAAGATCTTACTCCTGGAAATTCTCCAGTTGTATTAAATTCAAAGTTTACAACCTGTTCTCTAACCATATCAGGCTTAGGTAAAAAATCATCAACAATAAAAAGACTAGTGCTCATTAATATATTCCTTTACTGTTTTAAAGTTGTGTTTAACAACTGTACTTAAACGTTCAAGATTAGCGCAAGTAAATTTTTGATATTGATTTTTCAAATTGTCCGGCATAGGTATATATTTAATTTCTGCATTGTGCTTTTGTGCAATTAAATCTGCTACATCCTTAAAACTTATCGCTGTACCTGTTCCTATATTATATACACCTTTTTCTTTTACGTCAAACATTTTTTCATGTATTTCACATATATCACTAACACATACAAAATCTCTTTTGTAGTTTTCACTATCTGTAAAAATTGTAATTTTACCTTCTTCTTTTGCTTGTTTAGTAAATTTAGTAATAGGGCTTGCTTGATTTTCTTTGTGTTCTTCATGAGGACCATACACATTGAAATATCTAAATCCTTGGAATATAATTTTTGGATGTATACCAGTCACCCATCTATCAAACAAATACTTGCTCCATGCATATGGACTTCTAGGATCACTAGGTCCATTTTCTTTGAAATGTGTTGTGCTTCCGTAAACACTAGCACTTGAAGCATATTGCATGTTTACATTATATTGATTACATTGATTAAACAACCACTTAGAAAATTCATAATTATGTAATATAACTTTATCTACATCTGTTTCAGTAGTTGAACTAATGGCTCCTAAATGAATTACCCAATCATAGTCTTTAACAAGAGGCAAGTTTTCTGGATGGAAATCATATCCAGCAACTTCGTATTTTGTTTCTAAATAGGACATGAGATTTTGTCCTATAAACCCTTTATGTCCTGTAATTAATATCTTCATTTATTATCCTTGTAGTGCTATGCCCTTCTACTGTCGGGAAAATCACAACTTTTGCTAAATGATTTCCGACGACTGTGTCAAAGTTATAATCACCACCTTTCACTATAATATCAGGCTCTAATTTGGTAATTGTTTCAAGAGGCGTATCTTCTTCAAACACAATTACTTCATCTACAAAACCAAGCTCTAAGAGGCTTTCCTTGCGGGTTTGTTCATTGTTTATGGGTCTTAAATCGCCTTTTAAGCGTTTTACACTACTATCGCTGTTAATACCCACTACAAGACGTTTTCCAAGCGTTTTAGCGTGTCTAAGAAGCTTTAAATGGCCTATATGTAGTATATCAAAGACTCCATTAGTAAATACAACTGTATTCTCTACATCATCTTTTTTTAATATGTATGTTCCTGCATGTTTTACACTTTCAGTAGATCCTTTTACAGCAAGTTCTAAACATTTTTTGTAGCTATATTCTTTTGTGAGTCCGTATACAAATCCTGCTAGGAAACAATCGCCAGCGCCTGTAACATCTGCAACTTCAACAGTTTCTACAGGTATATTATAATTATTATCTTCAATTTTAGCAGTAACATTATCGCTTGCTCTTGTAGTTATAATGTTACCTTTCCAATTTTTAAAATATTCTTTTTCTTCTTTTTCATTAGGTTTTACTAACCAAGCATCTTTATACTTTGACATATCAGTTTTTGGATCTACAATTACTTTACATCCAAATTTGTTAATATGTCTAATAATTTTATCTGCTTTACTTAATGTGCCTTTGTCATAATCACTTAGGATGACATAATCGTATGGTGTAAAATCTGATTTCTTTACTATTTGTAAAACAGCATCACCATCAGCTTGCTTATCGTCGTCTATACGTGTTATGTAATGTCCATCACAAATTACTCTTGTTTTTACACTATTTGGTTGCTCAGTATTGCATAAAGTAACATCTACTCCTAGACTTACTAGGTTATCATAAACAAGAGCCGCGCCGCCCATAGTAGTTTTTTCTTCTGTAAAAGTTACAACAGGCACAGGTGCTTCTGGACTAATTCTTCTACTAGTTCCATAAATGTATTTGTCTAGTATTATATCACCGATTACTAAAACTTTCATTCATAGTCCATATAAATGTTACCAGATAGTGTAGTTCCTTCGTTGCCTGGCATAACAAAATGTTCAATCATGCTCGGAAAGATTACTATATCACCTTTTTTACATTCTGGTCTAAAATCTAAAGGAAACCAAGGATGTCCTGTACCTATTTGATTTTGTATTAATTTGTAAAGTGGATTCATAAAAACAGTTTTACCAGTTTCTACAGTTTCATATATTATAAAACTCCATTGACTTTTAGGGTGTATGTGTATATCTTGCCAATCGTTTTTTTCGTATTTGTTCCGCCATATTTCTCCAAAACGAGGATTCATTCCTATTAGTTCTTGTGGTAGTATTTCTAAAAATCTCGAAACTAGATAATCAAAAGTTTCGGGAGGAACATTATTTTCTTTACCAAAACTAGATTCAACTTGGCTTAACCATACACGCTCTGTCTCTTTATGTTCAACTTTTATTTTGTCAAGATCAACAGTATCAATAAAGAACGGTACACTCCACATTTGATGCTCCATTACGTTCTCCAAGGTTGTTGGTGTTTAGGTGGTAATGGTTGCGCTCGCATGGTTTTATACACAAGCGTTGCTCTTAGTCCTTTGTATGAATCGTTGGGTGGATTTCCGTGGTGTGGAATTTTGCCTTTGAATAAGAAAACACGTCCTGGTTTAGGATAAACTTTTTTCCATTCGCCGTCTAATTGAATTACAGTTTCTCCGCCCCATTCTTCTTTCCATTCTCTGTTCACATAGTAGATCCAACTAATACCGTTGTCGCACTGACAATCAGTATGTTCAACTGTGTTGTGTATCCATTGCTGTCCGTTAACTAATATTTCTCCTATTTCTAATTCAAATGGAATCATTTGTGCGACTGCATTATAAATCATATTCCAAGATGCATCGTGTGCATTAGGACTGTTAGGAGGATAAATTTGTTGTTTGAGTGCAGGGACTTCCGGCCAATCTGGTATTGCACCTACATCAGTTCTTGGATCATCTGGATAGTTGCTTGTATGTCCATAAAACCAACTGTATGTATTAAAAACTTGATCATGAACATGCTCGATAACATATTGAGGGAATAAGTCATCTATTACAATCATTTGATCTTCTGCTAAATCAAATTCTGATAAATCTTTTGCTTCCTTGCCGTTAATTAACATTTTCTACCTTTGCTAAAATTCCGTGTTCCGCAATATACAAATATTCAATATCACTATTTGCAAGAGTTCTAAATGCATCATCTAAAGTTTCTACTAGTGGTTCGCCACCTAAGTTAAATGATGTGTTGAATATAATAGGAACACCTGTCTGTTTATAGAATTCATTAATGTAGTCATAGTATAATGGATTCTGTTCTCTTGTTACTGTCTGTATTCTACATGTACCATCTACGTGTATAATTGATGGTATCCTTTCTTCTACGCCAGGTTGACAATTCATAGCGTACATCATATGCGGAGATTCATCTAGTCCACGCATATCAAACCATTCATGTGCATGTTCAGCAAGTATTGTACCTGCAAACGGACGGAAATATTCTCTGCGTTTAACTTTGTTTACATGATCTTTACCGTTTGGATCAGTTGGATCATACATCAAACTCCTATTACCAAGTGCCCTTGGTCCTGCTTCTGAGCGTCCTTGGAACATAGCAACAATATTTTTATTCATCATTAATTTTACTACATCTGCCATTTCTACTTTTTCTAATGTGGCATTGTATTTGTCGGCAGTATTACTAATTTCTGCTTTATCATATTGATACGATGGACCTAAATATAAACTATCTGCAAATGGTAGTACAGTTTCGCTTTTGCTTATTTCATGCCATGCAAACATTGCCGCGCCAATCGCAGTACCTGCATCACTACTAATAGGCTCAACGTACAAATTAATTCCTTGTTTGTTAAGTTCTTCTTTATAAAAATAGTTTGCTACACAGTTAAGTCCGTATCCGCCTGATAGTACAACATTCTTATTACCAGTCATTTCAACAGCGTCTAATATGATTTTTTGTACTTGTTCTTGGCTTTCTTTTTGTACAGCATACGCTAGATCTCGCCTATTTTCATAGTCTGCTAGTTGTTTAGGATCGTTATATAGTTCTTCAGAAGTTGCTAAAAATTCATATCTTCCTTCTGCTACCCTTGCACCATTTGGATATGTAGGTGTTATTAGATGTCTGTTTGCACTAGTCCAGTCACCGTGCTTTTCGTAGATTGAAGGAATTTTGTCGTTAGGTTTACCATAAGGCGACAGGCCCATAGTCTTACCTGCTTCGATAGCAGTAAAGCCACAGTATTGTGTAACTGCTTCGTATGCTTTGACAATACCTGCCATTTCATCCATAACAGCAATATGTGTGCCTTCTTCTTCATACTTTTCACTAGTCATATCTGGTACACGACTTGAAATGAATGGACCATTAGCACCTAAGTGTTTCCACTTTGTTGTAAATTTTGCAGGATATTCGCATGTAAAAATAGTTTCTAATTCATATAACATATCGTTGTCATTCAAGATATGTTTCATAGGAATAAACGTGCCAGCACCATCTACAATGACTCCTGTAGCAGTTTCAAATCCACTGCGATAAAATGCACATGCCGCATGTAACTTATGATGCATGTGACTTAAATCTACTACTTGAGGGTGGTTATATAAATTTATACCAGGACTATTATCAATTAAACCTAATTTTCTACATAGCCCTGTATATACATCATCACCAGTAAAGTCTACTCTATTAGGACTAGCGTCTAAAGGCTGTGTATGTGCTACTACTAAGTAGTCTAGTTTATCTGTATAATCTAAAATTTTTACAATACTTGCGTAAGGTCCGCCGTCATATTTTTGTCGAGAAAGTCTTTCTTCCTCAATTGCAAAAACAATTTCTCCGTCTTTTAACAAACATACACCAGCATTATGTCCTCTGGTGATGCCTGCTATCCAAGTTGCCATTATTTTTTATCTCCAAGATTTAAATTTGCACTGCCTGCTAAGAGTTTGCTTGTTCCGGCAGGGTTTGTTTTCTTTGTACTTGTTCCTAAAACTTTTCTAACACTGTCGCAGATTTTATTGATTTGTTTATCTGTTAGTTCCATAACTTCGTCATTGTGTCTGTCTTGTTCTTCTTCCATTGTCAAGCGTATAGGTGCGTATACTCTTTTGCCTTCACCTACATCTATAATATCAAACTTAGGATCGTCAGGATATGAAATGTTTACTGGATATGTACTTCCTGTAACAATAGTTGCTGTACCTTCTAATGCTTTAACCATGTGTTGTCCTAAACTATCACAACCTAAGAAATGATCTGCGATATCAATAATACTTGCCCAAATACGTAGTTCTGGAATTTGAGGTTGTGCTACAGGATACTTTGTGTTTTCACCTTCTTCTAATGGAACAGGTATTTCACTCATTAGTATGATACCATATTCTTTTTTCAATACGTTGATAACATCTACAATATTGTTTAACTGAAAACTTCTGCTTGTAGGATCGATAATAAAGTCGCCATGTGTTTCTGTAGAACGACCAAATGGTTGTACTACTAATACTTTATCTCTTCCTGTTTTTTGTTTTACTTCATCTACAATAGTTGCCGCAGTAACCATTTCTTGTTTATTAATATAGATGTTAGGCTTATCTAGTTTGCGAACACCTTTGCCATTTATTTCAATATCAAATGCTTGTGCAAGATCGCATTTTTGATTGTAGTATTCCCATATCCTGTAAGGCTCGGGTGTAATACAATTCCTGTGTTTAATGTGTTCTTCAAATAGCCCTTTATGCCAATGATCATATGCTCTATTATGAAGTGTAGGATGTCCTTTATAAAAGTCCATGCCTCCTTCGCATACAATAATGAAATCATCTTCAGGGTGTTCTTTTTCGTATAATTCAAATGCAGGAATAGAACAGATTACTCTACCCGCTCCTCCGTTAATAAAAAATGCAGTGGATCTTGTCAAAATAAACTCCTTATAGTGTAAATTATAACACCATATTAAAAGTAATGCAAGATATTTATTGGTTAAATGTTTGTAAAGGTAAGAAAGCGAGAGACAAGCTCTCGCTTTAAAATTACATTACGACTGTAGTTGTATCTGGATCTATCATTCCTGTAACTGGGTCTGCGCCCGGCATAATTGGTTCCATATAGTATGCAAATAAAGGTGAATTACCTGCTGACTGCATTCTATTCGGCCAATCACGCAATCTTTGACGATAATCTTTCCACTCATCTTTTAATGCCTGTGGCATATCATCAACAATTTCTGAATCACTGTTTTTTAGCAGTGTATCCCTTTTTGCTCTGACATCGTCCCACGTTAGATCTCTATCAATATCAAGTCCCATTACAGTATCTCTCGGTTCTTTTACTGGGATTGTATATGTATCGTCACTATTAAAAATAATAGCCAAGCTATCATAAAATTGATAAGGAAGAACTGGTGTTTGATATGTAAAAGGTTTGTACCCTGTTACAGCAGTTGCACCTGTACTCGGTGTTGCTTCCCCTGTATGATCTTCTTCTTGTTCGTCTACTACTGGTCCGCGTAACTGAGCAAGTACCGGATGATCAATACAGTCAATCTCAACGTATCTACATCCGTCAGGAACAGGACGTCCATCATTTTTTTCTATTTCAACAATTGGTCCAAGTTCTTCTCTTCCTGTTTCATTATTTACAATGAAGAAAAGTTTGTCTGGACCGTCATAAGTTGCTGTCCTAGTTAAGTTATTACTAAAACTATGATCTACACACAGTTCGTTTGGAACGTTGTATGTATAATCAAATTGTACCATTGGCATATTAATTTTCTCCTTGCATTTTATTTATTTAAAAGAATGTCACTTTTACTAGTCCTGGACCGCCTGTACCACCTTGTCCACAACATCTACCGCAGTAGTTTGATGTTGCCGATTGTCCACCTTGTCCATAGGGTGCAATCCAGCATCCGCATCTAATCCAGCAATAGTTTGAGTTTTGTTCTGCATAGCCTGTGTTTAATCTTATTGCGCCTGATGAATGTCCTATGTGTTTCCAGCAGTGACATGCACCACCTGGATACATGTAAGCCGAAGCTCCTTGGAAGTTACCACCGTGTGTATAACCTGCGTAATCTCCACTTGCACTTGTACCGTTACAGCCTGGACGCACACAATATGGCATCACAGAGTGACAGTTGTTTGTCCATGAACTGTTAGTACAACCACGCTGTCCACCGCAAGCACACACGCACAATCCGTATCCACAAACAAAAGAACTACAACCATTACAGCCGTTACATTCTCTACTTAGACATCTATACACGCCTGCCGCACACATTCTATATGTACAGCCTGCATTAGTTGTTACGTGTTTACTAGTATGCGCTCCGCCACCTGGAGGTGAAAAGTGTTGACATCTATTACATGAACAAGCACCTGCGCCATTGCCTCCTGCACCCCATAATTCAAAAGTTGCATTACGCACACACGAAGGAACGGTCCATAAACAACAACACCCTGCAGAACATCTACACGGATTGCCGTATATCCATTTTACGCACCAATTATCACGTACACCAGTAGCAATATGCCCGCTATCAACGGCTCCATCTACTACCATTGCACTTGTAACTTTTTTGTAACTTCTATAATTCGCCATGATTGTTCCTAAATATAAGTTATCCTTACTAGTCCTTGTCCACCTGTGCCACCTTGGCCACAGCAACGTCCACAAAAAGTATTCATTGCACTTTGGCCGCCTGTTCCGTATGGTACACTAAAGTTACCGCAACGAATCCAACACTGTCTAATGCCTTGTGAGCTTACGCCTCCAATAATAGGAGCAACACCTTGATGTATTTCCTGTGGATGACAATGGCAATATCCAGATGCTGTTGACCAACCTGGATTGTTAGGCACAACATACATTTCACCGTTGTTGTGTGTAGGACATCTACAATATGCATTTGTATAAAAACATCCTGTTGACCAACTAGTATTTGCTTCTGCTCTATAGCCGCCGCAAGCACAGAATCCACTTAGGTTATATCCGTTCACATATGTTGTGCATCCGTTACAACTTGTACAGTTACGACTTAGACATCTGTATACGCCGCCCGCACAAACACTATATGTACATCCACCTTTTGTGCCAATTGTTTTTGTATTGTAACTTCCGCCCATGGCAGCTTTGAAGTGATGACATCTATTACATGAACAAGCACCTGCGCCGTTGCCTCCAGCACCCCATAATTCTATGGTCATTCTACATACACCTGATGGTACTGTCCAGTTACAGCAACACCCTGCTCCGCATCTACAAGGTATGCCATGAAACCATTTTACACCAAAGTTATTAAGTGTATTTGCATTGATGTCATTATCGGTTAACGTCCCGTTAACCATTTGATCACCATGTACCTTTTTATAACTTGCATAACTTGCCATTAATAATTCCTTACGTAAATGTTAATTTTACTACTCCTGGACCACCTGTGCCGCCTTGGCCACAGCAACGTCCACAGTATGAACTCATAGCACCTTGTCCACCATGTCCTGGAGGTGCAATCCAACAACCACAACGTATCCAACATACTGATTGTGACATCGAAACTTGTCCGCCTAAAAACGGTGCTGGTGTAGGCCTTACATATTGATGGTGACAGTGACAGTTGAATATGCCACTAAAGTGACCTGTGTGACTCATCATGTGAAAATCACCTCTACCTGTAGAACATCCTGGTGCAACACAACAGGTCCAACAACTAAAACAATAGTTCGTCCAGTCTGTGTTTGCATTAGCACAACGTCCGCCAACTGTGCAAAGTTGACATGCATTATAACCGCAAACATATGATATACATCCATTACAAGCAGAACAGTTTCTACTTAAACATCTATAAACACCCCCAGCGCACATTCTGTATGTACACCCTGGGGCTGTTGAAACCATTTTGGAATTATAAGATCCGCCGCCGGCGCCTTGATAGTGATGACATCTATTACATGAACATGCACCATTGCCGTTGCCTCCAGCACCCCATAGTTCAAAGTAAACACGCCTTGTACATGCAGGTACTGTCCATAAACAACAGCATCCTGCTGAGCAACGACATGCATCACCTATAAGCCATTTTGTACATAATCTATGTCTAACATCAGTGCCCAGTTTATCTTCGGTAACTGTACCGTCAATAATCTGTTCGTTTGTGACTTTCTTATAACTTTCGTATGTGGCCATTCAAAACTCCTATTAAATTGTAAAGATTCGCCATCCGTATGTGTCATTGTTAAACACTAATTCAAAAGCCGCGTCCTCTGTTGTAACTGTTAGGTTACTTGCATCACTGTTAATTAATTTACCATTTCTAGCAACAGTCATGTTAGATCCACTTACTAAGAAAAATCTTACTCTATCGCCTCTTGCTGGCGCACCTGGAAGTGTAACTGTATAGTTACCCTGTACCCAATTTGTCTGCCAACTCAATGTTGTTCTGTTTGCTGATACTGTAACATCTTGGAATCCGCCTACTGTCCATCCAGATCCTGTATACCACTCTAAATGACCATAATCAGTGTTAAAACGCACCATGCCTTCTGTCGGAGAACCAGGTCGCTGTGCCGTTGTACCCTGAGGTATTGTCATGTGTGTTGAAGCCGCCGCTGTTAGATATTGTGTTGTTAAATGTCCTGAAGAGTTAATATTACCACCTGAGTAAATATTATTTGCTACACCTATGCCTCCACTAAACACTGCTCCGCCTGTTGCAGTTGTTGTAGCGTTTGTTGTATTTTGAACTAACAGTTGAGGAGTAGCAGGTATAACAACATCACCTGAACCGTTGGGTTCAATTGTAATATTTTCGTTTGGAACCAAACTTGATAATTTGTTATCAACACTAACTAATCGAGCTAGTAGTGGTCTTCCAACTGTTCCTGTGTTTATCCTACGCATAGCCTCTCCTTTATGCCGTTGCTGTTTCTATACCATATACCACAACATTGACATCTGAGCTATTTGAGTAGCATACAATATTTTTTGTTGCATCTAAAACAATACCACCTCTTTCTAAGCTACCGTTGCCTAGTAGTTCAGTGTTATATTCAAGGTATTCTGCGTTTGTTGGTGTTCCTGTTGCCGAAATAGCTAACCTAACATCTCTTGATGCTGTGTTCCTATTTGTTATGTTAACAGTAACAACTGCAAATGTATCTGCAGGCACAGTGTACACGGTTGTGTTTGTGGCTGCACCTAAATCTGCTGTTCCTAATATTCCTGTTGCCATTTTATTTTTTCTCCGTTTATCTTAAAAAGTAATTATAAGCTAGTGGTAAACCAAGTACACTCTTGCTAAAGTTTACATTTGCTTTTATATTTATCTGTTCTCCACTGACTGTTGTTATTTGGTTAGTGTTAACAAATATGTCGCCAGCTGTCACACTGTTAACGTTTAGGGTAGCACCACCGCCACCAATTTGTGCCTCAATGTAAGCCTTAACAGCTCGTTGTGTTGGTACAACTGTATCACTGTTTGCAGTAAAGAATGGATCTGTACTAAATTCTGTAATACTTGCAGAGTTACCACCCAGTGTAACTTCACCGAGTGTAAGTTCTTGTAGTCCTGCAATATTAAATGCTTCAGCATTCAATGTTGCAACACCTGTTGCCTGTTCAATACTAAACAAGTCACCAACTCTAAAGTTACCATCTTGGTCAGTAGCAGTGAAGAACACTCTTCCTCCGTTACTGTCTTTGGTTTCTTTGGTTTGATCTGGAGCAATTGTAGGCACTCCAGGATAATTTGTTGTAGTAAAGTTTCCTGTACCTATATCTAGGAAATCGTGTCCTGTTAGACGTACCTGACTAAATCTAATACGCATTGTTACTGGATCACCGTTTGCAGGAGCATCTGTGATACTCATGTCTGGTGATAGTTGTAAGAACGCTGTTTTAGAACCGTCATTTAGACCAACAAGTGAAACTGTGTTTACAAGTTTGAAGAACTGTCCTGGTAGGCTGTCAAACACAACATTCGATCCTGGTACTGGCGTAGCTGAAAGTCTACGTACAGCAA